TGCTTACTTTCATTTCAGTTGTTAGCTCATTCATCGGGGTAACAATCTGCTTTATTGTATCATTCAACGACTCGGAAACCTCAAGCCGATGGTCGCTAATCCTTCGGTCTAACGCGTGAAGGTGCGACATTCTTACTTCTTCGGGATTTCCACTTGTCATGCAATAACTTCGCTAAAATAATTGGTATGGGGGACAAGCTAAGACATATGGCCATCAGCTCGTAATCTAATTGTCCCCATTCTATCATAAGTCACCGCAAACACTAAGACCGTAAGACATCCATACATTATAACGCTGTAATTTCCATAAAATACGCCGTCATCTAGTATAACGCCCCACTCCATGGCTGTATCTTCCATCGCGAATAAAAAATAAGCAATGATATACGAAGTGTAAGCATATGCTGACGTTAAAGATGATTTAGATGCCAAGTGACAGAATAATATAGCAATGTAAGCGTAAAGTATGATCAGATAGTTAAAGTAAATATCTAAATAGTTATGATAAACAAAGGTTGCCATCTCTAAAAGTATAAGAAAATAACAAGCAATTTTGATTTCTTTCGCTTTATTGCCATATATACACATGATAACGACAGCAATAATCACTAAAGCCATGGCTGGAGTCACTTATTTACCCTTGCTTTTCCGTGTCTTTTTCTTTTTTGGCTTAGTTGTTGACATTGCTGCTCTCCTATTTTGTGATCTTCTTTAGCTTTTCATAAGTGCGTAATGAGCCAATACCTAACAGCCCACCTAGCACAGGCATCATAACTGATAAGTCAGCCTGCGGGATTACTACGCCAAAACCTGCCGCTATAGGTGATATTAAGAAGTTAACCGCTAACCCTGTAACACACACATAACCCGCTAATGGTCGCCAACTAGACTGAAACCAATTACCCTTGGCATCTTCTGTATTCAGCTTAATTTGTGCTAGGGCTATTTCTTGCGCGTGATTGTCTGCTAGCGTAGCAATATCGAACGCTAGTTTTTGGCGCACATCCGCATCAGGCACAAATTTATCAATGATAGTTGATATGGGTGAAATTAAGCTTTCAAATATGCTCACGATTCACACTCCTTCCAGCTTAAATACTCGCTATACGGATCAATGATAGCGCAAATTATAGATGTGAATACTATTGATGCGATTAATATGGTCATATATCCCCCTGTTGTTAAGCTGCTTAGCTTGATGCTCCACGGAAAAGAATCGAACTTTTCGCCCACCTGCCCCGGCACCTACTTTAAGTTCGATAACTTCGAGGACGCGCCCCCTCCGTGTAACCTATTTTGGCGGCAAGATGCAAACATCACGGTACACCTATTGTGATTATCGTAGATCACCAAGCTAAACAGCCTATGTTGTATTATATCATTTTCGTGACGCCAAGAAAATGATCGCTACCCCCAATCGCATATCTGTTTTGACTTAATGATTATCTGTCCGTTTTGCCCATCCATCGCCGCCATAAATTTCTTCATCGTTTTACCGCTATTTCGCACACACCACAAATTTTCATAAAATCCAAGACTATCGCCAAACCCTACGCAACCAACTACATCATTAATATTGTTCGCTATGTGCATTTTAATCAACGAGCGATCCGGCACGTCCATTATCTCGTATGCAGGGTAGCCGCCACGGTTGTACATGCCCAGCTCAATACCATACGCACCCTCTGGAATACATGACTCGCTAGCTTTATTGTCTAGCCATGGCCGCTCAACTGTGTAACATTCAAAATCATCAACAGTTAAAACGCCAAACGTTCCCATTGGTGAATATGCAAATCGCTCTAAAAGTACTTTTTTCATAGTTCAGCCTTTTTAATATTGAATATAATGTAATCCGCGCCTTTGAATTATACGCCCAACCTATCTGCCTGATACTTTATCTGATCTTTTACATCATCATGAATGCGCTTTATTTCGTCCCTATTCCATTTGAACGGCTTACCCTTAGTGCTTAGTAGCTCATCGACAAAATCCCTTCCATACGTTTCTATCATGAATAAGGTGTATATTTGCGCTGCGCTTCCACTCTTCATACCCCAACAATTACAGCCTCGGCATTGAGGGTGTATATTTTCTTCCATTATCTTAGTGGCTGAATTCCCCCTAGGCATAAAGTGGCCGCCCTGCAGCTCCTTGAAGTGATAGGTGTTTTCGCATGTTGTGCATTTAGAATAGCCCTGATCGTCTGAGGCTTTCATTCTCACCAAAAGCTGTAAATCTACTGCGCACTTTTCTGCTAACTGCGCCACTGTCTTTGCCTTAGCCATTACTTTTGTCCGTACTCCAGTTCTAGTATCAAATTGAGCTCATGTATTGCCTTTCGTATATCTTCGGCACCGTTTTTAGCTCTATGCCTGCAAACCCGCTTTATTACGCACCCATCAAGAAACTGTATTTTGTTAGCAGCAATAAACTCAACTGGCTGTATAGCCATGTTTTTGTAGTGGTCGCCACCTTCTTGCACATCAAGACTACTCATCTATCACCCCGTTATTCAACTTCCAGATCTTTTTTAATGCCATTGATCTTTAATAGCAACTGCTGGTAATACTCTAGATCATCTTGTGCTAAGCCAGCGATCGCTAGACTGTAACCAATGCCGCCAGCCTCTTCAAAAAGCATAAGCTCTAGCATTCGCTCTCTTTTAGAGTTCATCTATCACCCCTTATCTTTGTTATGCGTCTCGCTGTAAATCTTCATATCCAAGACCGTTTTCAACCATGAATTCAAGATTTTTTACTTTATCTTCAAGCTCATCAATTCTATTCGCCGCCTCCAATCTTATTGGAGATATAAAGTCTGCAAAAGACCTTACTCCATAAGCTGCGCCTGGCCCTACCGAATATATGCCTCTTAGCCTGTTTACTAACGTATCCATCTATCACCCCCAATACATTTAATTATTACGACATCCAATATTTAACAGTTAACCCCAGCGCACACCAGAAAAACAGTTCAGTGCCCAACATTGCCCAGCCCACGTAATTCGCCGGCGCCGTAATGGTTACGTTAAATATTCCAACCTCGTGATACGCTTGCTTTTTCATCTTTGCCCATCGTGCAATACTTTTAATCATCTCGCCCCGCCTCTATATATTTAATTCCGTTACTATCACAGTAATGCTCTAACTGTGTTATGAATGCCTCTATCTCTTCCCTGTTGTAATTAGCTAGTGAAGTTAGATCGACAAGCCGTTGGCCGGTGATAAAGCAAGTGTGTACCCTGAATAGCCCGAAATTGCTCTTCATTATGATCTTTGTGGCTTCTACACTTCTATCTTGCTCAATAGCAATAAACTTAATAATGCCGTGGGCGTACTTGACTTGTTTATAAGTCTTCTTCGGCTTAAACGCTTTTACGTCAACCTCGATAGGCTTTGTGTAGTCCATTGCTAAAAGCTCACCGCAAAATGCTGACGCTTGTAGCTTGTTTACTAATACCCTTTTCATTGCTTTACCCGTGTTTCATAGTGTTATGAAGCCATTAAATTCATCGCCAAGGCCATCAACCCACGCTTACGATTACCACCATTAATTGCGATTAGCTTATGACCTAAGTTCACACCATTAGAATTTAGATGGAAGAAATCCCCATTAGGTAGCTTAATAAGACCGCCTGTATGAACTCTTGCCTTATTAGTATGCTCCCATACATTACCGCTTCTGCTTATATCCTTCCACCCATTAGTGGGCTTCATAACAACTTCATCAGCTTGACTAACTCCGCCTTTAACAGTCTTGTTTATGTGCGTATTGTTATCTCTTAACCATGCCATAAATCACCTCTTAGTAGCTGTATAACTATTCTGCCACTTCCTGCAAAATTGAATTTAGCTCAACCTTCATTTGCCCGAAAGCAATTAGTTTCGCATTTAGCACCCTCATTTCACATATGGTTTCATGCTTAAAATCCATGCTTTCGTTATTGCGGCGATTCTGTCTGTTTTGTACTTCTGCATTATTTAGTAAAATATTACAATCTTCTATTTTTTGCTGATAATCTAATACCTGCTTGCTTATAAAGTTTTCAATATCCATCATATTCACCTGTTATCTGTATTTTTATTTAGCCGTGCTTCATAGTGTTATATTTCCTTCACGCAACCATTGTCTAATTGCAGTGCTAGCAATTCAGATGCCCATTTATGCCCAGGGGTATCACTAGTATTGCCCAGAAACTGGCCAGTTTGATTTCCGCTAATA